ATACGAGGTACCGGATGCTGAGCATTTCGCCAAGGATATCGACCTGCCTGAAGGCGTGGAATTCAACTTGGACAAGGATGATCCGCTATTGCAGTCATTCAGTGCCAAGGCAAAGGAGATGGGCATCTCTCAGGATGGTTTTAACAACCTGGTTGGCCTATACATCCAGCAGCAGGCCAATGATTACGCTGAGCACATGACCAGCGCAGCAGATCAAAAGGCCGCGCTTGGCGAGAATGCCGATCAGAGGCTGGGCAATATCTCCAAGTGGGCTCAAGCCAACATGGACAAGGAAATGTATGGAAAGCTGTACAACTCCCTGACCACTGCCGAAGCGGTGGAGGCGGTGGAGTTCCTTATCGGCAAGGCCAGGAATTCCACTCTGCCCAACCCTGGAGATATCACCCCAAGGCCGGCGGTCAGCAAGCAGGAATACGACCACGAGATGGGCAAGAAAGGCCAGGACGGCCAACTGCTTTACCTGACTGATCCAGCGCACCGGGCGAAAGTGGAACGAATGGGGCAGCAGCTGTTCGGAACTGAGCCAAATCGGCAAGTTATGGGTTGATTAATTTGCAACCCAGTATAAATATTACTACTGAATAGTAAGCCAAAGCAGATACCTCACGTTTTCGTGGGCCTGCACGGAGCTTCAAGGCGCTAAAAGTGTCGGCCCGTACAGGATACCCGGCTCGATAGCAGAAATGTTAACGAGATAAACGTGAGGTATTATCATGTCCAAGCATCTCTCCGGTGCCGCACAACAGGAGTTTGACTCCCTTGTGCATCACCTCTTCCAGGCCTCTGGCCGCGTCCCGAATGAGGCGTGTCAGTATCGTTCTGGCGTTGTAGGCGATATCTACAAATTTCGTACCATGGGCAAAGGCATGGCCAACCAGAAGGCGAGCCAGGCCGATGTAACTCCCATGGATGTCACTCACTCACTGGTCAGTTGTACCCTGGAGAACTGGAACGCTCCCGAGTACACCGACATCTTTGACCAGGCAGAAGTCAACTTCGATGAGAAGTCACAGCTTGCCAAGTCTATTGCTTCCGCAATGGGCCGGCGCAAGGACCAGCTGTTTATCGATGCCCTGGATGCCAGCACTCCAACTGCAACCGTAGGCGTTGCCGTGGGTGGTGCCGATTCCGGTCTGAATGTGGCCAAGATTCGGGCTGCAGGTGAAGAGCTGGATAACAATGGCGCAGATAGTGATGGTCGCTTCATCATCGCCAATACCCGCTCCAAGTGGACCCTGTTGGCTGAAACTGAAACCACCAGCGCTGATTACAACACCGTCAAAGCGCTGTCTCAGGGACAGATCAACACCTTTGCAGGCTTCCAGTTCATCTGGATTGCCGACAATGCAGAGGGCGGCATCACTGAGGGCGCCGGCGATGTCTACGATGGCTATGCATTCCATCGTGATGCCATGGGTATGGCCATCGGTATCGACTTCCGCACTGAAATCAACTATGTCGCACAAAAGACCTCTTGGCTGATAAACGGACTCTTCAAGGCTGGCGCTGTAGCCATTGATGAGACTGGTATCGTCAAGGTTCAGTGTGATGAGACCTAAGGAGGCATAACATGGCTTTTGCACTTTCTGGACTTCAACAGGTCGGCCCTGGTGGTAACTCTCCACGCATGTGGATCTACGCCACCACTGATGCCATCGCCACTGTCAACACCGCAGGGTATTTCAACAATGCCTCTGATCTGTTGACTGTGCGTGACATCATCTGGGTATGTGATACCAACACTCCAACCACCAACATCGTGAGCGTTTTGAGTAACGCTTCCGGCGTGGTGGATGTGTCTGATGGTACCGCTATCGCAGAAACCGACACCGATTAATCCCCGACCTTGAGGGGGCTCCGGCCCCCTCCTTTTTCAAGGTGATCTATGAGCGGCGCCGGAAATTCCAAAGAGGATATTGTATCTCAGGCACTTCTCTACATCGGGGAAGCGCCTATTTCTTCATTTAGCGAGGGGACTGCGGGACTGGTTGCCTCCAACCTGTACGACATCACCAGAGATGACCTCTTGACCGCCTACCGCTGGCGTTTTGCTGTTGGCAAGAACTCTCTTTCAAGGCTGGCTGATACGCCACATAACGAATGGCAGTATGCTTTTCAACTGCCGGCTGATCTGTTGATGCTGATCAGAACCTATCCAAATAGCTTGTATGAGGTCTATGAAGACAAGCTGTATTCCAATAATGCAACAGTGGACATCGATTATGTGTTCAGGCCGAAATCTGCTGCGTTTCCGGCGTATTTCGTCAAGGCGCTGGGGTACAAGCTGGCTTCTGAGTTCTCAATATCCATCACGAACAACCAGACCATGGCAGACCGCATGGAGGATCGCTATCTCAAGGCTATTGCCAAGGCCAAGTTTAACGATTCCCAGGGGCGCCCAAATGTTGCCGTGCAGTCCAGGCCCTGGATTGAGGCGCGTCATTAAATGGCAAAGACCTTCACCATCCAGTCATCATTTAACAACGGGGTACTTGATCCCCTGTTAAGGGCGCGGCTGGATTTAAAGCAATACTATCAGGGGGTGGAGCAGGGCGATAACGTGGATTTCCTACCCCATGGCGGCGTAAGGCGCCGGCCAGGGACCGAGTACATTGCAACTGCAGATGGGGCTGGCAGGCTAATCCCTTTTATTTTCAACACCGATCAGAAGTATGTTCTGCTTTTCACTGATCTGCAGATAAAGGTGTATCGGGATGATGTTCTGGTAAGCACAGTATCATCTCCGTATGAGGTCGCAGAACTGTTTGATATCGACTTCGCACAGACTGCAGATACCATGCTGCTGGTGCATGAGGATCACGCGCCAAGAAAGCTGGTGCGCGGTACGACTGACGCGGATTTCTCTTTAAGCCTGATCGGGTTTAGCTTTATCCCGCAGTATGATTTCAATGACGCAGACAGCCCAACAGCCACCAGTGAGATTCAGACCCTGACGTTTACGAATTTCCTTGAGGGCGATACCTTCAAGATAAATCTGGAAGGCATTGACAGCGATGAATTGACGTTCAATGCAGATATAACTGCAACCGCAGAAGACGTTGAAGATGCCTTGCAGGACATGGTGAACACTCCAAACACCGGAATAACTGCAACCGGCTCCGGTGCTGTTGTCACAGTGGTCTTTGCAGATGCTGCAGCAGATGCATGGAGGCTCATGTCAGGGCGTTCCATTAAGACAGTGAACGATGACTCCGATAACACCATAACAGCCGCCAGGACGCAGACAGGCTCACCACAGAAAGAAGATGTCTGGAGTATTGGGCGCGGGTATCCCAGAACAGTCACTTTCCATGAGGCGAGACTATGGTTTGGCGGCTCTCTGTCACGACCAAACACGATATGGGGCTCAAAGGTTAATAACTTCTTTGATTTTGATCCCGGCAAGGGCAGGGCAGACCAAGGTCTGGATGTAACCCTGGACACCGATCAGATCAATCGCATTCAGGCGGTGGTATCAAATCGCACCCTGCAGGTACTCACCATCGGCGGCGAGTTTGCAGTCAAGCATCAGATCAGTAATGACCCGATCACGCCGGAAAACATCGCCATTACTCCACAGACGCGGCTGGGCTCCAAGAAGGTCAAGCCGGTGGTGATCGAGGGCGGCACCCTGTTTGTACAGAGAACCGGCAAGGCCGTGCATGAACTGGTATTCGATATCAGCCAGGAGGCATATATCAGCGGCACTATGTCCCTGCTGGCCTCTCATCTTATCGGTGATCCGGTGCAGTGGGATGCCAGGCGCGGCACCACAGACGAGGATGCCAACCGGATATACATGGTGAACGCCGATGGCACAGTTGCCGTGCTGAACATGCTGCGAGAGCAGCAGGTCACTGCCTGGTCGAACTGGATCACTGATGGCAGCTTTAAATCAGTAACGGTGCTGCTCGATGATCTGTATTTCCTTGTGGAGAGATCGATCAACGGCTCTACGGTGTACTACCTGGAGAAGACCAGCGCCGATCTATATACCGACTGTGCAAAGGTCTATACCACACATGGCAGCGCCACTCTGACCGGGCTTTCGCACCTGGAGGCTGAAGAGGTCCGAATCAAGGGTGATGGCGCAGTGCTGGCAAATGCAACCGTAGCATCTGGCCAGGTAACGGCAGAGCGCAGCATGGATGATGGGGAGGCGGGATTGAACTTCACTTCCACCATCAAGACCATGCCGGCAGTGCAAGACCTTGGGGCAGGTTTCAACCTGGATGATGAAAAGCGGATAACTCACTGCACCCTGGATCTGCATGAATCCCTGGGGCTGTATGTAAACAGCATTTATCTGTCAGACCGGGACTTTGGCGAGGATGTATTGGACCAGACACCGACACCATTTACCGGAAGGAAAGCTACTCGCTTGCTGGGCTGGAGCAAAGAGAATCAAGTCACAATTACGCAGCCTGATCCATTACCGATGACGATCAGGGCGATAAATCTGGAGGTAGATGGATAATGGCCAGTTTTGCAACTGCATTGGCGGGAGGAATGGGGGCCACTGGCGGCGGATCGTTGCTGGGTATGGCGTTCAAGGGCGTTTCGCTTCTGAGTTCATTTATGAGCGCAAGAGCTCAGGCAAACGCCGGAATCATGCAGCAGTACCAGTATGAGCAACAGGCCAAGCTGGAAGAGGTGAGGGCCAATGAGGAATCCATAGGACGCAGGGAAAAGCTGATCGAGGCCCTGGCCATGCAGAATGCCAAGGTGGGCGCCGGCGGTGTTGGAGGCACCACGCCGCTGACAGTGCAGCTTGAGGATATGCGCCAGTTTGAGCGGGAGGATTTTGCTCAGGATACGGTCTCCAAGATGCGACAGGAGCAATACAGGACAGCCGGGAAAGCAGCGGCTTCTTCTGCCAAGACACAAGCGGGTGTCTCTTTGTTGTCAGGTGTAACGAGTGCATTCAATTAATGGCCAGATATAGAAGAAATTATAGTCTGAATGTATCCATGCCTTCGGATGGCAGGGCAGAGGCTTCGCAGCGCCTTGCCAATAGCTTTGCCAACTTCTCCAATACGGTCAACCAGGTCCGGCGCCCAATTGACATAGCCGATGCAGAGAGGGCGGCAGGGCAGGTTATACCTTCAGCACAAGCGCCGGAAATGAAATCACCCTTAACCCTTTTTGGCAGGCGCTATAACGAGGTTGTATTGAAGGGGCATATGGCGGCAACGCAAAACGCGATGAACCGCCATATATCTGAACTGGCAACCAGGTACCAAGACAATCCGAATGCATTTGCTGCAAGCGCCAATGAGATTCGGGGCGCATATCTGAACGAGGTAGCGCCAGAGATCAAGGGCGCCACTGCGGTCTCTTTTGATGCCGTGGCCGGTGGCTACCTGGATAAGATCAAAACGCAGCATGCACAGGAGATGCTGGACGCCGCCATTGCTGAGCAGGGCGAGGCGCTGGCAAACACCAAGAGCACCGCATTGGAAGCCCTGACTCGCGGTAATGA